ATGGGTACGGCGGGAAGCTGCTGCCGGGGACTGCGTTTGGGCATGTCGATTCTGAGCACACTACGACCTATGCGGTGTACTCACAAATAGAGTCACGAACGGTCAGCACGACTGCAAGCGTCAGCGCAGCGTGGACAGATGAGACCGCCGGGCAGCGGCTGAGACTGTTCACGTTCGCAATTTCGCCTGCCGTGACGAACCCGACGATCAACACCCACCCGGCGAACGCCACCGCCAACGTCGGCGGCAGCAGCCCGACGTTCACTGTCTCAGCCACCGGCACCGGCGTCCTGCACTACCAGTGGAAGGACGACGGCACCAACGTCGGCACCGACTCGGCGAGCTACAGCCCGACCGTCACCAGCGCGATGCAGGGCGCGCAGATCACCTGCGTCGTCACCGACGACAACGGCAATACAACCTCGAACGCGGCAACGCTGACGGTTGCGTGGACGGTCACCGGCACAGGCCCTCGCGTTGTGCCGATCATGGGCGGCGGGCCTCTGGCTGCGGGCGCGCTGTCGTCGTGGGTTCGCAGTGTCGCAGCGTCTGGCCCGGGGACAGGGGCCGTCACCGAGGCTGCTTCGGCATCAGATTCGACCTCCGCCACAGCGGTTTTCTCTGTTGCGAGAACCGAGGCTGCGGCCGCCTCCGACGCTACTTCCGCAGCGGCTGTCTTTGGCGTTGCGCCAGCCACAGAGGCCGCTGCCGCCGCTGACTCTCAGTCGGCTGTCGATCTGCGTCCGGCAACGCAAACAGAAGCGACGAGCGCAGCAGACTCACAGGACGCACCTGTCACTCGTGCGGCATCTGTTACAGAATCCGCCGCGTCTACAGATGCGCCGTCGGCCACAGCGGTCTTCGGTGTCTCGCGCACAGAAGCGACAGCTGCGACCGACGCGTCTGATGGCTCTGTCGCTGGCGGTCTCTCCGACTCCGTAACTGAGGCGACGACAGCAACAGACTCGCCGTCCGCGACTGGCGTGTTCGGGCTCTCGCTTTCCGAGCCAACTTCCGCAGCCTCGACGGAGAGCGCCACAGGCGTGTTCGGTCGTGCGGTCACAGAGCCTGGTAGCGCGGCGGCAACCGAGTCGGCGGTGACGAACCTCCCGGTGTCCGCGACCGAGCTGGCATCGGCCACAGACGCCACATCTGCAACTGGCGTGTTCGGACTCGCGCGCGTCGAGGCTACGACAGCAACCGACGTGTCGGACGGTGGCGTGTCGAGCGGCCTGAGCGACGGTGTGTCAGAAGCCGCGACCGCGACCGACACGCCCTCGGCCATCGGCAGCTTCGGCCTGACGATGACGGAGCCGACCTCCGCGACCGACTCTGCCTCGGCCTCTGCCCTGTTCAACAAGGTGGTGCCAACCGAAGCAGCCTCGGCTAGTGACTCAGCCTCGGCGCAGCAGGTGAAGGCTGTCTCGCGCGACGAGCCAACAACCGCAAGCGATTCGTCGTCCGTCACTGGCGTGTTCGGCCAGACCATCGTTGAGCCCGCATCAGCGGCAACCGTGCAATCGACCACCTCAGTCTCCGGCGCCGCAGTGGTGGAGCCTGCATCGGCCACAGAGACGCAGGTGGCCTCGGCTGGGATTCAGTACGTTGTCGAGGCTGCGGTGGCGACCGACATCGCTGCGTGGCTGCGCGCGCTCGTGCCTGGATCGCCTCGGGTGCTTTCCATTGACGCAGAAGACCGAACACGGACAATCGAGACGGAGAATAGGGGGCTTGGGGTGGAGGTGGAAGACCGCACCCTCACGCTTGACGCAGAAAACAGAGGGATTGAACCATGACCGCATTCGTGCTCGTTGGCAGCAAGTGGCAGATCGACAAAGACCCAGACGCAGTGCTCGACTACATCGAGGACTGGTCGGCATGGCTGACTGGAGTCGGTGACTCGCTGCAATCCCACACATGCGTCGTCACCGGGTCGGTCGCTGGCAGCAACGTGACGAAGAACTCTTCGATCATCAACGGTGCGACCGTTGTCGCGTGGATCAGCGGCGGCATTGCCGGCGAGACTGTGACGGTCGTGATGCACGTCGTCACCACAGGCGGCCGACAAGACGACCGTACTTTCTACCTCAAAATCCGAGATAGGTGACGAGTGCGCAACTATGCAGCGACTGACAAACGGGACGAGTTTGGGCGCCTTCTGCCGAGACATGGGCAGTCTTCATGGGCGGAAGAGTTCGGGCTTTCGTTAGGTACAGTTTCTCAGAGGTGGCTCCGCGGCCTGCGTGACGAGGCTTTGTTTGTCCCGAAGAATCAAGGAGGTCGAAATGTCGCTCATCACTGAGAACGGTCAAGGACTCGCGAACGCAGAGAGCTACTGCTCTGTCGCCGATGCGACGACGTACCACGGCGGCCGCGGCAACGCAGACGCATGGGATGCGATCGACGACAAGGAGGCGGCGCTGCGCAAGGCCACCGACTTCATGCTGCAACGCTACCGAGCGCAGTGGAAGGGCCAGCGCAACAGCACGACGCAGGCCCTCGACTGGCCGCGCCAGCTGGTCGTGATCGACGACATGCCGAATGGCTACGGGGCCTACGCCTACTACCTGCCAAATTCGCTGCTGCCTGTCCCCGTGGCGAACGCCTGCGCGGAGCTGGCCCTGAAGACGGCATCGGGCGCGCTGATGGCCGATCTGGGGCGGGAAACGCGCTCTGAGAGCGTCGGGCCTATCTCGGTGACGTATGAGCCCGGGTCGAGCCGGCAAACCGCCTACGCGGCCGTCTACGGCATCCTGAGGCCCTACCTGAAGCCGGCGGGCCAGCTGTCGGTCGCGAGGGCCTGAGATGGACTACGTTTCGCTCAAGGCCATGGCCACGCGCATGCTCGGCGGCGCTGGCATGACGATGACCCACACGCGGCGCATCACGGGCGCCTATGACCCAGCTACGGGCTCCGTCGCCCTGACCGAGCTGACGCAGACCGCGCAGGGTGTTGTCGTGTCTGGCAGCGAGAAGAACCGCAAGGGCGACGCGACGACGCTCGCGCTGACCCGCGTCTACGTTGACGCGACCGGCATGGCCACCCCTCCCAACATCGGCGACGAGCTGACATTCTCCGGCCTGAAGTACACGATCACGGTAGTGGACAACGTTGCCCCGGGCGGGGTCGTCGTCGTTTGGGACTTGATGCTGTCGAGCGGGAGTTGACGTGGCCGAGTGGAGCATCCCCTTCCCCGAGCTGGCGAAGGCGTGCCACAAGTCGCTGGAGCTGACGATCCAGAAGAGCTGCATCTTCATGTTCAACCGGGTGATCGCTATGTCTCCGGTTGATACGGGCAGGTTCCGCGGCAACTGGAATACGAGCATCGGAGCGATCGACGAGAACATCTCCGATCGCACAGACAAGACCGGCATGCTCGCGATGTCCGACATCAAGAGCAATGTGCTGAAGATGAAGCTCGGCGATTCGGTGTTTTTCGCCAACGCGCTGCCCTACGCGATGCCTCTGGAGTACGGTTGGAGCCAGCAGGCGCCGGGCGGCATGGTGCGGATCACGGTCGCAGAATTCCACGACACTGTGGAGAAGGCAATCTCGGAGACGAAGCATGAGTAATCCACTGATTCGCAAGCTGCTCGAAACGCAGCTGAACACCGTCACGCCGGCCGTCCCCACTGCCTTCGAGAACATGCCGTTCACGCCGACGCAGCGCACGCCATGGCAGCGCGTCACGATGATGCCCGCCGCCACTGGCAACCCGACCATGGGCGACTCGTTCAAGCGCGAGCAGGGCGTGTTTCAGGTCTCGTTGTTCTACCCGACGAATGAGGGCGCGCACAACGCGGAGGCCCGCGCGGAGCTGGTGAAGACCGCGTTCAAGCGCGGCAGCACTTTCGTGAGCGCGAACGTGTCCGTGAAGATTCTGGAGCACCCCTACGCGAGCTACGCGATCCCCGGAGATGGGTGGTTTCATGTGCCTGTGACGATCCCGTATGTGGCAGATGTGACTTGACCTATCGGTAGTCCACAGCTATGGCTACACTCCTGCTCATAGGTTGACCGGCAGGGCCGGCGACAGTTCGGGCGAGAGCCCATAGTTACTTAGGAGCACACCATGGCAATCGCGACCGGAGTTGCAAAAAAAGTGGCCTTCAAGAAGGAAACCTCCTTCGCACTGAACCCTCCCGGCACCTCGCTGACGCAGTACCTGCGCCGCGTCACCAGCGACCTCTCGCTGGCAAAGGCCACCTACCAATCGAATGAAATCCGTCCCGACTATCAGGTTGGCGACTTCCGCCACGGCGTTCGCTCTGTGGCTGGCAGCATTGACGGCGAGCTGTCTCCCGGCTCCTACGAGGCCTTCTTCGCTGCTCTGCTGCGCGCCCCGTTCGCGGCTGTCACCGCGATTTCGGCCGTCACCCTGTCCGTGGCGGCTGCGTCTGGCGGCGTGCAGGCGATCACCCGGTCTACCGGCGACTTCATGGCCGCCAACATCAAGGTCGGCATGGTCATCCGGGCGACCGCTGGCCTGAACGCTGCATCGCTGAACCGAAACCTGTTCGTCGTCGCCGTGACTGCCACGATCGTCACTGTGATGGTGCTCGACGGCGGCGCTGCGCTGACGGTCGAGTCCACGGTTGCCGGCTGCACTCTCACCGTGCCCGGCATGCGAGCCTTCGCGCCGCTGACTGGTCACACCGATGATTCGTTCGCGATCGAGCACTGGTTCTCGAACATCGCTCAGTCGGAAATGTTCATCGGCAACAAGATCACGCAATGTGACCTCGCGCTGCCTCCGACCGGCATGGCCACGGCGAAGTTCGGCTTCATGGGCCAGAACATCATCACGGGGACCTCGCAGTACATGAGCGCCGCGACTGCCGCCTCGCTGTCCGGCGTGACGGCCTCGGTGAACGGCGCTCTGTGCATCAACGGTGTCGTCGTGGCCCTGCTGACCGGCCTGTCGCTCGCGATCAAGGGCAACATGAGCGCAGAGCCTGTCGTCGGCTCGAACGTGTACCCGGCAATCTTCGCCGGGACGATCGATGTCAGCGGCAGCGCGTCGGTGATGTTCCAAGACGCGGTGATGCGCGACTACTTCATCAACGAAACCGATCCCGTCTCGCTGGCCGCCGTGCTCACCACGGGCAACACCGGCACGGCGGATTTCATTTCGCTCGCCATGCCGCGCGTGAAGTTCGGCGGAGCGGCGAAGAACGATGGCCAGAAGGGCATCATCCAGACCATGCCGTTCACCGCCCTGCTGCCCGTCAACGGTGGCGTCGCAGCCGATCACGAGCAGTCCACGCTCCTGATGCAAGACTCGCTGGCGTCCTGACCATGAAACTCAAATCGTTTGACACGAAGACCCTCTCGAACCGCGGCGTTGAAGTCGAGCTGAAGGATGTCAAGACCGGCAAGGGCTCAGGCACCTTCTTCACGATCCTTGGCACTGACAGCGACAAGTTCCGAGAAATCAAGGCCCAGCGCTCGCGCGACATCATGGACATGGTGAAGAATCGAGGTGAGGGCTACATGCCTTCGGTCGATGAAATCGATCTGTCGTCGTGCGAGATGCTTGCTGACTGCACGACTGGCTGGCGCGGCCTCGAAGACGAGAGCGATCAGCCGATCGAGTTCACTCGCGACGCGGCCGTGAAGCTCTACGTTGACTACCCGCGCATCCGCGAGCAGATCAACGTCGCCATGAGCGAATACGGAAATTTTTTGGCGGGTTGACGCAGGACATGCTCGTGTTCGCAAAAAACGAATTCGAGCTGTCAAAGAGGCAGGATGACGGATGCACTCTTCGCGATCACTTGAGGGCTGCCGAGAGATCGCTGCGTAGGCCCATTGAGCGGCTGCACCTTGAGTGCCCACAGATCGCTCGATACCTGTGGGACTGGTTTCTTGAAATCTCGAATGGAAGAACAGGCAGCGGCTCAGGCCCAAACCCGATCGCGTACTCGGAAATCGAGTCGTGGTCACGACTGTTCGGCGTCTCTCTTCGGCCGTTCGAGCTGACCGCAATCAAGCACCTAGACATGACCTATTTGAGCGTCATGAGCATGAAGAAAGAGGCCCCAAGTGAGTAACGTCACCACGCTCGGGATCGAAGTCGAATCGTCCGGCGTGCGCAAGGCCACTGACGACCTCGAAAATATGGCAAAGTCAGGCAAGGCCGCAGAGATGTCTGCGTCTGAGCTTGAGCATGCCATGGCCAGAGCCACCGCAGAAGGGCATGTTCTTGGCGAGACGATCACGGAAGGGATCAAGACTGTTTTTGAGTACACAAAGCAGTTTGTCGAGCTTGGGCTGGCTGTTGGCCGATACGCAGACTTGGCAATTTCCGTTGGCTCGTCAGACCCAGTTGGTCTCGCCACTCTTCGCACCGCCGCCGACATCGCCGGAACGTCCGTCGAATCTGTTGTTGGCAGCATCAACCGCATGGCGCTGCAACTGAGCCGGGCCGAATTCGGTGGCCAGCAAAACCGCGCCGCTGTGGCTTTGAAATCAATCGGGCTTGAGATTGCGGAGTTCAGGAAGCTGGACGGCCCGGAGCAGTTCCGAGCCCTTGCTGTCGCACTGAACGGATACGCCGACACTCAGCAAAAGGTTCAGGTCGTGCAGGCAATCACCGGCCGCGGCGACGCCGACAGGCTGGTGATGCTCAAGGAGCTTGGGAAGGAGACAGAGCACCACTCCCTCTATACGATAGAGCAGATCAAGGCCATCAAGGAGCAAGAGGACGCGATGCGCAAGTCGCGCTCCGAAATGTTGCAGACCGTCGAGTACATAGCGACCGGAACAATTCCTGCGCTGGAGACGGTCACGAAGGCAGCGAACGACTTCATCAAGGAAATTGTCGGAGTCGGGTCGGAGGCGAACAAACTTAAAGCGAACAACGCAGTTGAAGATTTCGCCTTTGGCGCGGCAAAAGCATTGGCCTTCGCTGTAGATCAGATCGATCTGTTCACGAGAATCTTCATTGCCAGCGGCAAGACAATAGGTGCCTCATTGGCAATGACGAAAGAGTTCTATTCTGGCAACTTCAAGGCGTCATGGGACATCGCGAAGGACTGGGAAAAGGACATGACCAACATTGTCAACAGAGGTACTTTTGGCGATGCTGTAGACAAAAGAATCGAAGAGCTGAAGGCGAAGAGAATAGCCGCCGCGGCGGCAGCAGACGCCGCATGGGGCGGGGAGGGGCATGATCGGTCAAAAAGAGAGATCAACTTCGGCGGAGATGCCAAGGGATCGAATAAGAAGGAGGAAATCGACAAAGAGCTTGAGGCTCTGAACAAACTGCAAGACGAGGTTCTCAAGCTGAACATGTCGGCCGAGGACAAGCGTCTATTCGACTTCATCGAGCTGGTAACGAAGGCCGGGAAGCAGGAGTACATCCCTGCCGCGACCGAGGCCATGGTGCAGCTGCGCCTCGCGGGGGTTGACAAGCTCATCATCTCCATGGGCGAGGCGAACCAGATGATCGGGAAGAACGCCGAGCAGATAAATCTGGAGAAGGCCGCCCTTGCCGGCGCCACAGAAGAGCAGAAGAAAACGATCGCGTACCTTGGCCAAATGGCAGAGATTCGCAAGATGATCGCGTCCGCAACAGAGGCGTCGCTCACGCCGATGGAGCAATACCTCGAAGTGCTCAAGAAAACTGATGCAGCAGTGGCCGCTGGGCTTGAAACGTGGGATACGGTTGCGGTCGTTCGATCGCACGCATTCGACGTGTACGAAAAGTCTCTGCCGAAGGCCAAGAAGGCAATCGATGAAATGGACGAGTTCGCGAAGCAGGCATCGCGGAACATTCAGGATTCTCTCGGCAGCACTCTCGAAGACATGATGGGCGGCCACTTCGAGAACATCGGCCAAATGTGGGGGAAGATGATCGAGAAGATGATCGCTCAGGCTCTGGCTGCGCAGCTGAACCATGCGCTGTTCGGAGACATGGGCGTCAGTGGAGGAATAGGCGGCTGGATCGGCCAGCTATTCGGCGGCAGTGGCAAGGGCATGGCTGGTGGAGGACTCGGCGGCGCAGCCGGTGCTGGGAACGATTTCGGCCTAGGCGCCGGCGCTGCGGCAGAGATTCCGCTGGCAACTGGAGGCGCTGCATACGGCGGGAGTTCGTATGTTGTCGGCGAAAAGGGGCCGGAACTATTCGTGCCGACAAGTAGCGGCACTGTTGTGCCCAACGGGCAAGGTGGCGCGTCGGTACACATGCCCGTCACCGTCAACATCGACTCGCGCGCTGACGTTGCGCAAGTCACCCAAAACGTGCAGGCCGCGATTCGCGAGAGTCAGAAGGCCATGCTCAACGAGCTGCGCGCTCAGGGGTCACTGCGATGAGCATCATTGCCATGCCTGCCACGCTCGTGATCGGGGACTTCTCGATTGGGCAGCGCCGTTTCGACATGACCGAAATGAGCGGCGAGACTGGCAACACCAAAGCTCGACTCAAGGGGCCGCCGCGCTGGCAGCTCTCGATGGCCGCGCCGAGCAATGGCCTACAGCTCGCGAATGCCTCGATCTGGGAGGCCCTGCTGCTGCAACTCCGTGGCGGAGTGAACCACATGTCGGCGTGGGACATCGCGCGGCCGCTGCCTCGCGGGTCGTGCCGTGGCACCATGACGCTGAACGGCGCCCACTCGGCCGGCGCCGTATCGCTGAGCATCTCCGTTACCGGGCAGACCGGACTGACCCTGCTGATGGGCGACTGGCTGCAAGTCGGAACCGGCCTCACTGGGCAGCTGTTCAAGGTGATGGCCGACGCTACCGCGGGAGCCTCGACAATCGTCGTCACCGTCGAGCCGCCGATGCGCATCGGGATGTCCGACGCCACTGCTGTGAATTACACCAACGCGCTGTGCCACTACAAGATGGTGTCGCCGACGGCGCAGTGGAGCGTGAACCCCGGGTTCAACACGATCAGGGGCTTTGCCGCTGACTTCATTGAGCAGTGGGCCTGATCTATGCTGACCCTCGACTCAGGATCGAACACCCAGATCGCCAGTGACGCGCGAGGCATCCCCCTGCTCATCGAGCTGGACTTCACGACTGGCACGCTCTACTACACGACATGGGGTGACAACATCACGACGGCGGGCCACACGTACATCGGGATCGGCGACCTCGTGGGCATTCAGGGCCTGAGCGAGAGCGACGACTTCGCGGCGAGGTCGTTGACCTTCGTCCTCTCTGGCGCGAACAGCGCGATCATCGCCGCCGCCACGGGTGCATCGAACACCTACCGACGCAAGCGAGCCCGCATCTACGCAATCGTCACGAACGGCACGTATCAGGCCGCAGGGGCGCGCGTACAGCGGTGGGAGGGGTACATGGATCAGGTGAGCATCGAGCGCTCTGACCCGGCTACCGTGACCGATGACATGGGCTCAGCGAAGGTGATGCTGAAATGCACGCGCGCCGGAGTCCCGATGTCGCGTCGAAGTGTCGGGCTTCGGTCAACACACCAGCAGCAGATCAGCGTCTACCCGACCGACCGAGGTCTGGAGTATCAGCAGGGCCTCGTCGAAGTTCCTGTGATGTGGCTGTCGAAGAGGTTTCAGCAGATATGAATAAGGCCGCACTTTTGGAAGAGTACGTCGCGCAATGGCGCGAGCGGGCATTCGACTGGACGACTTCGACATGCATCGACTTCGCGAATGGTTGGCTGAAGGAGGTGGAGTCGATCGACACGCTTGCCCGCCTGCCGAAGTGGGAGGGTCGCACTGGGGCTATCCGTGCAATTGCCGAGTACAAGACGCTCGACAGGGCGATCACCACGGAGCTTCGCCGAGACCCGATTGACCCTCGCATGGCGCAGCTTGGTGATCTGGTCATGTACCCAGAAAGCGGCATTGGATTCATTGGAATTTGCAACGGAATGAAGGCCTTCATGCTTCACAAGACTGTAGGCATCGGCACGCTCTCGATGGAAGACGCCGTGTGGGCATGGCGCACTGGAGCCCGGCCATGAAGCGCTTCGTAAAGCTCTCGATTGCGCTGGGGCTGTCGGCCGCCGTTTTCCCAGCTAATGCAACAGGCATTGAAGAGGCTATCGCGGCTTGGCTCGCGGCCGCTGCCGCGTCCGGTATCAATTGGTACTACGTGGCCTTCGTGGTCATCTCCAGCGTCGTGTCGTCGTCTGACGCGCGCCGGAAAATGACCCACCAGTCCGAAGATGCGCGCAACAACTTCAACGCATCGCTGCAAGACCGATCGGCGACGATGCTGCGGGCGCTTCCTCCGGTTCGCACCGTCTATGGCCGATGCATTGGTGGCGGAGACGTGCGCGCGATCTTCTCCAGCGACAAGAATGGCTCGCGCCCAGACGGCTCCGGCTACGTCAAGGCCGATGGATACAAGCATCTCGTCATCACGTTCGCAGACCACCAGTGTCAAGCATTGAACGAGGTCTACATTGGCGGCGTTCCGATTGGGCTCGCCAACGTGGACGCGAATGGGTGGGTGCAGGGCGGAGTCTTCGCCAACTCGATCCCGAATGGGCAGGTGCTGACACAGCTCATCAACACAGGCAGTTCGTACACGGCGCCAAGTCCTGTGACAGTAATCTCGGCTCAGTACGGAAGTGGCGCTGGCCTAGATGCCGAAATGGTCGATGGAAGCTACACGATTACCGGCACTGGTGGCGTCACGATCAACAACACCAGCGGGGCTCCGCTCTATGTCGCGTACACGATCAAGTTCGGCGAACCGTGGGTTCGCGTGACCTATGTTCTCGGAACGAACTCGCAGAGCGCAGACGCAAATCTGGTGTCGTATTCTGGTGGCCTGTGGACATCGAATCATCGGCTCCTTGGGCACGCCACAGCGTTCATCACGCTCGATCTTGAGCAAGCGCAATTCCAAGGTGGCCCGCCCGCCATCACCTTCGACGTGAGCGGGAAGCTCTGCTATGACCCGCGCACAACGCTGACGGTCTACACGCGCAACCCGGCGCTGCATGCTCGCGACTTCCTGCTCGGGGCTCATGGCTATGACCTGACCTCGGCAGACATCGACGACACGTACCTGATCGCTGCGGCGAACGCATGCGATGCGCAGCTCACCTTCTGCGACCTCACAACTGGCGGCCTAATCACGGCGTTCAACACAGACGGGAATCTTGAGGGCTGGACAGTCTCTGGGGCGACTGCATCAGTCGCGACTGGTGTGCTGACACTCAACTCGACCGGCATCGACCCGAATCTGCGCAAGGGCAGCTTGTCGTTCCCGGGGAGGTCGGGAACGGGGGCTTCCTCCTACACATCGAATGCCGCAGGCTACGCGATTGGCGCGACCTCGATCGCGCTTATCAGCGGCTCTGGCACCGTCCTCGCTGGCGACAAAGTGACGTTCTCGTCTGACCCGAATATCTACACGGTCACGGTCGGAATCGCGGCTCCGGGAACTATTACGATCGCCTCTCCGGGGCTCATCAAGGCATTGCCCGCATCAGCACAGCCAATGCAGGTTGTCGCGGCCGACAACACGGCAGTGCGTGCGCGCATCAAGCGCGTCGCGGGGAGCGGATGGGAGGGCACCTGCTACTACACCACCGGAGGCCATGTTGAGTCTGCCTCATTCCTGAAGACCATCGTGCAGCCCACATACGACCCTGTGACCGGCTATGCAGAGGCGCTGTTCGACATGAGCGCGCTCACAGTTGGCGGAACGGACTGGACAACGAACACGATCACCGGGATCAGAATCGACCTCGGAACCACAGCGAGCGACCAATTCCTGATCGACTGGGTTGTCGTCGGCCCGATGACTGCCGCAACGTATGTGTGCGATGGCCAGTGCACGACCGACGACGACAAAGAGCAAACCCTGCGAGAGATTCTCGGAACGATGGCCGGGAGCGCTACCTATGGCGCGAAGTGGATGGTCAGCGCAGGCGTATGGACGGCATCGGTCATGGACTTGAGCGATGATGATTTGCATGGGCAAATCTCCATGCCGCAGTCTGACGAGTCGCTGGAGGCAATCTACAACGGAATCCGCGGAACGCTGATTCTCGACAATGCTTCGCAGCCATCAGAGTTCGATCCGTTCTCTGTTCCGTCTCTCGTCACAGACGATGGGCAAGCGTTGTGGGAAAACCTGACCTTCCCGTTCACAAACAACAAGACGCGAGCGAAGAACCTATGCGCGATTCGCGTCCAGCTGAATCGCAATGGGACGATCATCAGCTACCCGGCAAAGCTGCGCGCATGGCCGCTGCAAGTCGGCGACCGCGTGCGCGTCACGTCGTCAGAGTACGGCTACTCGCTCAAGTATTTCCGAATCACTGACTGGCAGTTCGACATCAACTCGGCGGTAGTGCTGACGATGCGAGAGGACTACCAGATCACCTACGATCCGCCGACGGCAGCGAGCTTTGACCCGAAGACTGACCCGGGCCTTCCTAGCCCATTCGTGATCGGGAAGCTGCTGACTCCTGCCGCCAGCAGCGGCTACTCCGACCAGTTGACTCGATCGACCACCCTGCGCGCGCGTGTTGTTTGGTCGGTATCGACAGATGCCTACATGGTCAACGGAAAGGTGATCGTCAAGTGGCGTCGACTGCGCGTAGATCAGGACGGAATCTTCAACGTCGTCGAGGTGCCAGGCACAGACAATCAGGCCTACATCGGCCCCTTCGCTCCGGGCGACATGCTCATCATCGGGATCGCCGCGAGAAACGAGCTTGGGCAAACCGGCCCATGGAATTGGTTTAACCACAAGTCGGAGACGCTCCAGCTGACTCCGCTCGACTCGACCAATATGGTCAACAAGCCGACGTTCGACACACCCGCCAATGTGGGGTCATGGTCGTACCCCGCCCAGACAGCAACATCTGGCGGGACTGCATGGGCGTACTGCCTGTCCGTGTCTGGCGCGCAGAGTGTCATTGAGCAGGGGAACTGGTCGCCGGTCACCGCTGGCGAGAAGCTGTTTGTGTGCTCTGACATCAACGCGAACATAGCGGGGTTCAGTTGCTATTTCGGGTACGACTGGCAGCTCGGAGACGGCTCTGTTGGCGGGAGCGTCTACACCTACTATGGCGCAACGAATGGGACTATTGGTTGGCAACACATCGAAGAGTGGACGACAGTGCCAGCCAACGCAGTCGGAATCCGGCCGAAGCTGCTGAACAATGGCGGCTCCGGGTGGGGCGTGCTTTTCGCAACGAACCTATACATCGGCCGCACAGTTCGCGGCGCGACCGCAGGCACAACCGACACATCACTCGTTGCCTCGTCCGGAATTCGACTTGTCGGGAATGAGGCCACGAAGACTTCTGGCTCGGCGGGCTGGGGTGAGCAGGTATACAGCAAAGAGTCATACGTCGGCGGAGCGTTCGCAAAAATGACTCCCGTCAGCGGATCGACCGACATCATGTTTGGTCTGAACTCAGACCCGCTACTTGACGCGGACTATACGTCGCTCGATTACGCAATCCAATTCGGCGGAGCTGGTGGTGTTTACATCTACAACAATGGCTCATATGCGCCCGGATTGTCCGGGTCGATTGCAACATGGGCCGCTCTCACAACTTACCAGATCGTCTACGACGGTCAGTTTGTGCGCTATCTAGCCGATGGCGCTGAGCTTTATAAGCAGGCCGCCCCTCCGGGGCTTCGGTTGTACTTTGACTCTTCGTTCTACACGAGCGGGGCCAAGGCATCAGGAATCTCCTTCGGGCCATACCAGAACAGCTTCAACAGCCGTGCCGGCAACCTGATCGACGCGAGCTGGTGGGCGCCCGGAGTTACGCCCACCTCGAAGTGGTCGACGAACCAGGGGTCTGGCTCCGACTCCTTTGTCATCACGACACTTCCTGATGGTTCATCCGGCGTGGTTTGGCGCGCTGTGTCCGACAACACAAGCGGCCTTGGCGGAGGCTGGAATCCATCTTCCGACGTGACGAACAATTTCCCTGTAGACAAGAGCAAGCCGTACATGCTCGTCTCTTTCGTCAAAGGGGTCAGCGGCGGAAACGGAACGGCAGTCACGCGCCAAGGCTACCTAGGGGTGAAGCCCAACACTGTCTGCACGATCAACACAACAACGCCAGACGGGAATCCGTATGTCGCCACCGCTCCGCCTACAAACGGCAAGTGGTACATGCACGTCGGTTGGGTGTATCCATACGGCACGACAGGACACGGGGCAGGCAAGGCTGGCGTCTACGACTGTACGACTGGCGCGCTGGTGGCTGCGGGGACTTGCTACAGCTGGGCCAATGTGTCTGCTTCGAGCGTTCGATGCTTCCAATACTACGCAAACAACGGTGCGCAGATGGACTTCGCGTGGCCTCAAGTCTGGGTCTGCGATGGCAGCGAGCCGAGCCTTGATGATCTGCTGTCGATGGTGGTTCCGACTTCGCGGATTGCGGATGGGGCGATCACAACTCCTAAGATCATCGACAACGCAGCAACCGATGTTGTGTACGCAACTTCTGCAAGCGGCAGCTGCACAGACACGACAGGTGCGACTGCATTCGTGGATGCATGCACGTCTACTTGGACAAACACTGACTCGGTAACAAGATCGGTTCAGCTTGAATACAGCGTTTGGTGCACGAAGACACAAGCTGGCGGAGGCGTTGGCTATGCGTACATGTTCGCAAAGTGGAACAACAGCGGAGTGGCAAACTGGCAAGAGACCAGCGATCTGGAGCAGGGACTGAACGAAGTTCATTTCGTAGCGCTCTTGAGTGCCAACGTCCCTGCTGGCGAGACGATCACGGTTAAGTTGCGCGTCGTTGCTCTGAGGGGGTCAGGCACATCGACAACCAACACCTACAGAGAGGCAACCCTTCGGGTGACTGCCATCAAAAAATGAAGACACACTCACTCTACGATGCAGAAACAGGTTTGTTTTTTGGGAAAACAATCAGTTGCACCGACAATCTGCTCGGAATAAACACGCCTGCTGGATCCGTCCCTGCGGAGGGGCTCCACGACCACCTGAGCAAGCGCGTCGATCTGGAGGCCACAGCCGCTGCGCAAGCGCTGCTCGATGCAGAGCAACATGTCTACGTCCCTGTCCCGCAGCAAGATGGCATGCCGCCGATGCTGTCGCAGGCGATCTCGACTGCGCGCAAGATCGCCGACCCGGTGATCGTTGACTATCAGCCCCCAAGCCCCGGCGACGACAAGTGGCTGACGTGGGCATGGAACGACACGACGAAGCGATGGGTTTCGACGAGAACCGAGGCGTCGATCGCGCGCGAGGCTCGGGCAGCCCGCGACGCGCTGTTGGCAACAACGGATTGGACGGTCATCAGGGCCATCGAGTTGTCTCAGGCCACCCATGCCCCAGTTTCGGAGAACGCGGCCTCCGTGGGCCTGCCTGACGCGCCAGCGGCCGCCCCTGAGGTCACGGCGGCATTCGACTGGCCGGCCTACCGTCAGGCCCTGCGCGACATTCCCACGCAACCCGGGTTCCCGACGACAATCTCGTGGCCCGATCTGCCCCCGGAGGCTTGAAAATGAAAATCCCGCTGCTGCCCCAAGACAAGGCGAACCACTACTTCTACGGCTCTCTCGCGTCCCTTGTGACGCTGATCGCCGCGAAGCTGCTGCTGTTGGCCATCGCGTTCTTTGGCGTCTCGTCTGCATGGCACGCGAGTGTGCTGCTGGTCTATGTCGTCGCCTTTCTTGCGTCCGTTGCTGTCGGCAAGGCGAAGGAAATCATGGATCAGCGAGCGAACGATCAGGCTATTGCCGAAGGCCGCGACCCAGAGCATAGCGTCGAGACGAATGACGTTCGCGCAACTGCGGCCGGTGGATTTATCGTCTCGGCAGCATTCCTCTTGGGGGCGCTGTGGACATGAGAGACGACATCGCCACCAACCCATTCGTCGCGTCTTTCATGGGCGCTCTGGTGGGCCTGAAGGCATGGCCGGGAACATCATGGCTCGACAAGGCCTCGAACCTGACGCTTGGCTTCCTGATTTCGATCATTGCAGGGCCTGCGATCGTGGACTATCTTGGGGTATCGTCCCCTCGAATCGGTGCGGCCATTGCGTTCGTCTGCGGCGCGACCGGGCTAGTGCTCTACGCATCCGTTATCGAAGGGATCAGACAGACGAAGTTCGCCGAGATCGTTACTCGGTGGCTTGGGGGCTCGAAATGAAGGACTTATCGATCTGGATCGACATCATCGTTGTGGCGCTGTGTGCTTTCTCCGTGTTCAGCACTCGCGTGCAGACGGGCTTCTTCGTGTCCGCTGGCTACGGTCTGTTCGCCATTGCTGCAATCGCAGACCTTGACCCCACGATCGACGATCAGCGACTGCTGACGGTCGTGCTGGCCGGAGCTGTCTGTGTCGTCGTCGCGAACCTGATGCGAGCCTTCGGAATCGACACGATCGTTCCGCGAGCGCTCCGCAACGCCCACCCGCAGCACCAGCACCGGAGGGCGACTGACGCCTAGCTGATGACGGGGCAGCGCGCGGTGTACTTCACCTCGCCCTGCGGGAGCGGGTAATCGAACAGCCACTCTTTGTCGATGTCCGTGTCGAGCATCACGACACCCTCCGCCGGAACATCGAACAAGCGCAGCCGCGAGACGATCGGCGTCGGCCGGCAAAAGCCCACCGGCTTCATCACCCAAGCGAATGAGCTGGCCACATAGTTGCCCATGGAGGCCCCATCGTCGGCGCGCGTCATCGGTCGGCAATCGACGACCTCGACGACCCCGATCATGCAACCCGCGTGCAGCAGGCGCATCTCTTCGCGATCCTGCCAGAAGGCATTGTTCGGCGCCGAGCTGGCGCAGATCAGCAAGAACCCCCTGTGCGTGGTCGGCCACGACCTGACCTCGATCGTCTTCGCGCCATCGACGAGCGCGTAGGCCCACGGCTGGCGCACTGCTAGAGCTTTCATAGGCAATCCTCACGCTCACAATGAGCGCATCTTTCGATGGTATCACAGATACCGCCACAGAATTAGAGAGGTGACTCTAAAATACCGGGTTGTCAAACGTCTCAGGTATCACTATCATTGCATCATCAACTCAACGAACGGAGCAGAGAATGCAAGCATCTAACAGATTCGGCCGAGGCTCTCCTGTGTACGCGTGCCGATGCTGTGGCCGCAATACCCGCCAGACGGGTCGCGGCGACAACGAGAACGTCAACCTGTGCGCGAACTGCTTCGACCTCGCCGGAGAGGAAAACAGCTTGAGCGATACGGGTGACTTTTACGAGTCGCCGGCCTACGTGCTCCAGCTGATCGAAGGGGTCGCGAAGCTCGGCGGCAACGCGGCATGCTGGCGAGACCTGAAGGCGGCGGCACAGAAGGCGGTGGCGGCGAGCTGATTCCAGCAGCAAGGGTTCGGCCCTTGCTCTTGAGATCACAACGGAGGTTCTATGTCGAAGGCACAGAAGTGCTACCTGCGCATCGGAAGCGACGCGCTGGAGCAGGCGGAATTTTGCGGCTCGATCGGCGATGCGCTGGCCGAGTTCGGCGAAGTCGCCCGCGAGCTTGACCGCTACGGCCAGAGCATCGATGCGTCGATTCACTTCGTCGATCGGCGCAATGACCCGGAGTTGACCGAATACCCTGACCGCGTGCTGAGCCTCGGGCCGCGCGGTGGAATCAAGATGGAGGCCTGCTGATGGCTGCCGAGATCAAAACCCTGCGCGAGTTCAAGGCGCGCGCCGAGGCGCTCTTCTGGAAAGCAAACCCGCAAGCTGCGCACGCATATCTGCGCTGGGTTCGTGCGAACCCTGTGAAGCGCTGGGCGAACGGTAAGCCGGGGTTTTCCGGCACGATCGAGGTGCGCGCGGCCGGCTACAGGCCCACGAACATGATCGCGACCTACGTGCGCGGCGACGGGCTGGGGGTGCGGTGATGGCTGCCGAGAACTACATCAAGCGCATGGAGCGCGAGCTGCGCGAGGCGAACGATCGCATCGCGCGCGCCGAGATGCAGATCACCTCATTCCGCGAGCACCTGATGCTGCCGAAGTTTCGGGCAGAGAGTGAGCTGCAAAACTACATCAATACGTCAGACGTGAGCCGCTGGCTCGATGACATCAGCAAGGAGCTTGTCGAATGAAGATTGCCAGCAGACCATGGTCGCAGACCATCCCGGTTTTCTATGTCGAGTCGGTCAAGGGCCGAGTCGGGGACTGGGGTTATACGACCGACTACCAGAAGGCTATTCCGTTGACCGATCGGCAGCAGGCGCGATTCGCCTCTGACTGCCGGCACGTCGGCGTGGTCGCCCGCTTTATCGAGGTGCCGAAATGATTACCGCGCAGGAATTGAAGCATGCGCGTGCGGCCGTCGCCACTGGCAGCCGCATCGCAATCCAAGAGGCCCTGAACGTGCTCAAGCGCGAAGGCGGCCGACTCACACAGCAACAGTTGGACGAGGCCAAGCGTCTCGGGTACGACATCACCGGAATTGGAGTGAAGTCATGAAGTACGCAGTGCATCAGATCGACGGCCAAGGCATCAGTTTCGGGACGAAGATCAAGTCAGGCGCGACGATTCAATTCGAGGTGCGCCACGTCGATGGAGGCCCGCGAGCCTTCGCGACCGGCTGCTTCATGCTCGATGGTCTGAGCAAGCAGAAGCTGGCCGGCATGCGCCGATCGGCCGCGAGCCAGTGCGAGGCCTATGAGCGCTACCTTGAGCGCACCGGCAACCGATGGGAAGTGCTCCAGAAGGAGAAGGCGGACGCGGCGGCGGCCATCAAGAAGCGCGACGCGCGGATCGAGCAGCTCACAAAGCGCATCCCTGAGCTGGAAGCCGAGCTGGAGCAGCTGCGCGGCGAGAAGTCCATGGCCGAGATGGTTCGTCTCGGCAAGGTGCCGGCATGAGCGTGCAGCAGGCCTTCGACGTGTACCTCGGAAAGCGGTGCATCGACACCGTATTCGCGACCGGCTACACCGAGGACGAGATGCGTCGCAGCCTCATTGGCCATGACGGCTACGATTCCCGGATCACCGTGCGCCTCGCTCGGCCGCGCGCCGCTTCCCCGGCAGTCAGCGGCCGCACCACGCGCGCCGCGAGAGGTCAATGATGGCCGCCGCCCCGACTGCCCCGCGCTGGGCCGCCCTGCGCATCATCGCCCGGCCGCTCCGCGATCACGGGTGGCCACACTCGCACGCCATCATGCAGTCCGGCGTGCTACTCGACGCAGAGGTGGACGCGGAAAATGGCCTTCTGAGGGCCGCCAGTCTGCCGCAGGCACCTACCCCATTGCCGGGAGAGCCCGTGCTCAGCAGGGGCGCCTCTGACGCCTTCGCTGAGCGCTTCGCGGCAGACAAGGCGCAGGCGAAGCCGAAGCTGCATCTGGTTTGCGGCCTCTGGGTCTACTCGACAAGCTCGCAATACGGGCACGACGACGATCGGCACAAGCTGGCGCGGATCGAGTGCCTCCGCAGGAACCAAGTCGAGGGACGGTTCGGCCAATTCTCCGGCGGAAGGATATTCCGATGAGCGACTCGCGCGAAGAGGTGCGCCGAGCGCATGCCGCGCTCTTGGAACTGGTCTGCGTCAAGGAGCTGCGCGAGGAAGTCTCGCGACGCAAACAGCGCCGACTGTGCTCGATCAAGCGGGACATGACCGAGGTTCAAGAGATTGCCCGGCTTCATGCCGAATGCAAGGTGCGCGAGACTCGCGCATGGAAGGAGGCGCGCGCAGTGCTCGCGGCCGCCATCATCAAAGAAGGAGAGCTTCAATCATGACAACCCAGAAAGAAATCGACGACTGGTTCGAGGCCGGCGTCAAGCATGGCGCAACGCACATGATCGTCGCTTGCGACACGTTCGATCACGAGGACTACCCGATCTACACGACCGGGGCCGAAGAGACGAATCGCGAGTACCTCGGCAACCTCGGGCAAAACATGCAGCGCGTCATGGAGGTCTACGACCTGAAGGCCGACAAGCACGAGCAGCTCAACGAGAGGCGCACGATGCGTCTGCCGTCATGAGCTACGCGCCCGGCAACGATCGCTTCTACGACCCCGCGGCGATGCGCGGCGTAGTCCCGAGCGAAGGCAAGACGGCCGCCATCAAGCGCGTCATGCGCAACCGAAGGCATCACTGGCGCGTGGTGCTCGGGTTCAAGTCTCGCGTCATCACGACCCCGAAGCTGCCCTGCGACCCGTTCGAGATTTTCATCACCGGCCTGCCCATGTATGCGAAGGAAGGCTGGAAGTCCCTGCCCGTGACGATCCGCGGCAAGAGCGGCCTGTTCAAGCTGGTGGGCACGAAGCTGGTGGTCTGGGAGCCTGCGCCATGAGGCGAGAGACTCGGTACGGCACAAGCCCGGAGCTGTCCGCCTTGATGCGCCGCGCGATGGTCGAGCTGCCGCCCGTCAACTGTCATATGCCTGCGGCCGTGAGCGAGAAGGTACGCGGCCACAAAGTCCGCATCACGGCGAGCTGGGTCGGCCGCAATGGGCACAACGGACTCGCCCACACGATTCAGCTCACATGCATGCTCGACGGCCGCCGCGTGAGCCGCGCGCTGCTGTACCGCTACTGCGGAGATGAGGTCAAGAAATAAATTAGAGAGGTCACTCTAATTTACCTCTTGTCAAACGTCTGGGGTATCACTATCATTGCACTATCGAATCAACGAACGAACGGAGCAGAGAACATGGCAACAGTAGAGCAAGTAGCCCGTGCCTTTGTGCAGGGCAAGGCGATGAAAGCCGGCAATGCGGCTACCGACGGCAAGGTTTACACGCTGTTCGGCAACGTGATCGCCCGGCACGGGGACGCGCAACGGCGCGGCATTCAAGGCGATTGGTGCGGCTGGTATTCGGTTTCGACGGCGCGGCACCTGAACGAGATCGCCGACGCGATCGGCAACGGCCGCCGCTACAGCTACGCGGCGGCGCGCCAGCAAGCGGTAAACACTTTCGACTTCTAAGGGGTGAACATGAAAGCCTATACAACAAAAAGCGGCGCGACCCAGTTCAAGCCATCGATCGAGCAGCTCAAGCGCGGCGCGAGCGCATACCGAGGCTTCTGCCTCGCATGCGGCAAGTCGCAGGGCGGAACCGAGCCAGACGCGCGCAAGTACACCTGCGAGCACTGCGGCGCAGAAAAGGTCTACGGCGCTGAAGAGCTGATGCTGATGGGGCTGTACCACTGAGAAGGCCGGCGCGAGAGATCGCGCCAGTCGATAGGGCATGGCACTGGGCTGGGTTCGATTCCCGGCGCGCGCCCGGGAGTGATCGCCCGGGTTCGTAACTGGAGCAGCTGCACCAGTGCCATGCCCTATCGAAACAGCCAAGGGGGCAACATGGATTTTCGTTTCAGCAATCACGGCAGCATCTGCCTGCTCAAGCCGACGAGCGAGGCCGGCAAGGCGTGGGTGGACGAACACCTGACTGGCGACGAGGTGCAAACCTATGCCGGCGCCGTTGTGATCGAGCCGCGCTACGCGCAGCCGATTCTCGACGGGATCATCAATGACGGACTGGAGGTCGGTTAATCATGCTTGCATTCACTTCAGCGAAGGAGCTGCGCGAGGCTGTATCAGAAGCGCGCAGCATTGCCAAGGTCGAGGCCGAGCGCAGCTGTGGCCGGGGCTTCCTGTCATCGCGCGGCGCATGGTTCATCGCGACGCGCGACAACGGCGCCGAGTCGAATGCGACCGACGGCACGATCGAATTCAAGGGCACGCAGAAACAGCTCGACGACGAGATCGCGCGCCTGCGCCTCGACTGCCCGGACATCAATGCCATCTACATCGAGGGCGGGTTCAACTTCGCCGAAACGATGGCCGACTTGCGCGACCATGTCTATGAGCCATGGGTGAGCGAATGGTCGGTGCTCGCGTGGTCGCGTGATCGGGATGCGTCATGAGCGACTTCGCCTACACCCCATGGCGGCATGGGGGCTGGTACGTGCATGGCGTGCGCTATCCGGGCGGCGCGTGTGGCTGCGTCAGTCGCAACTACGTGGACAAGAAGTGGCGCATCGTGTGCGACTCTCGGCCGGGCGACATCACCTACCCGAGCCGCGATGCCGCGGCCCGAGCTGAGCGAGAGATCGCGCAAGGGGCGCCCGCATGAAGACCCCGCAACAGGCCGAATTCGTCTCCGATCTTGTCGGCGCCGTGCTGGCCGACATCCTGAAGAAGCTGGTCGATGGCCGCATACCCGAAGAGTGGGACGGCATCGAGCTGCGCCAGTATCTCGCCGATCAATTCGGTCACTGCGTCATCGTCGGCACCATGGGCCGCAGGCGCTCGGCCGAGTACCGCAACGAAGTCATCGTGAGGAATCTATGAGCACGCATGCAATGTCCGCAGAAGAGATGCTCGATCGCCTGATCGCGCCTGAGTCGGTCGCGTATCTGAGCCCGAGTCATGCCCGCGCATGCCGATGGGCCGTAGAAGAAATCAAGCGACTGCGCGCCGTGCTCTACCCCGAGCCGGCCGCGCCGCAGTCGATCAACGAGCGGCAGTTGGCGCAAGCGCTGCGCGCGTTCAAGCAAGACCCGACCCCGCGGCTCGCGACGGCAATCGCGCAGCTGAACAAAGCCATCCGAAAAGAAGGAGCCAGATCATGAAGTACAGGCTCGCGCTCGCCCTGCTGCTGTCCGCTTCAGCGCACGCGCAGACGGTCGGCATCCACACAGTCAGCGTTCACGAGAATGAGGGCTACAACAACGTCAACCCCGGCCTGTACCTGCGGCTCGACAACGGCGTGACTCTAGGGACTCTGCGAAACAGCGAGTCGCGGCAGAGCGTCTACGTCGGATACACGGCAGAGACGCCGGCATGGCATGCCCTGCGCGCGGCCGTGACGGTCGGCGGCATCACTGGGTACAGGGCCGCGCCCGTCATGCCACTCGTCGTGCCGAGCGTCGCCTACGAGTTCGCGCCGACGTTCCGCGTGCGCCTTGGGTACATCCCCCGGCCGCCCGTGAAGAACTCGTCGTCAGCGCTGAGTCTGATGTTTGAAATGGACTGGTCAAAGGAGTGGTCATGAAGAAGCCAAAGCAAACGAAGCAAGTGCAGCACCACCCGGCCCACCGAGCGCCCCACGGACTGCCCGAGCA